AAGCAATAAGTGTGTCCATCAGAATAGAGAGAGTTCCCATCTGATGAACCACACTTTTCACAAGGTATATGTCTTTCGAATTCGCTCTCTATATGAGCCATTCCATTGGTATTTCTTGCCACGTTGTCCATGGAATATTATGTCGTTCACACCACTGTGCATACGTTGTCTTTGACTTCTTCGATATCTTGTTATAAGGAGATTGAAAGACCATCCTTATATCTAAGTCTGGATTCTGTTCTCTAACAGCTTTTATCTTACGCCGATCTGATGCCTCCCAATATCCTTTAGCTTCTAAAATAACGTGATTAGGGAGTACAAAGTCAGGTGTGTAGTTGTGCGGGATCGTATAAGAGATCTTAGTGCTTTCATATTCATATGAGATACCTAGTTCAGTTAATAAATCTCCAATCTGTTTCTCAAGACCGGATCTGAATTTATTATTCTTTCTTTCTTTTAATTTCTTATACGCTTTCTTAGCCCACGCAATTGATTGCTTAGAAGTCGTCATCTAATGACTCGACCTCTGCAGGTATTGGTACAGGGTTAGGTGCATCAGCTTTATATCCTTTACACTTACCAAATAATTCAGCAGCACTTGCTTCATCTAGATCACCTGAGTCAACACCAGCACTACCTTTAACGGAGACTACCTGTATACCAGACAGCTTTAGCGATGTTCCATAAGTGACATTATCTCTTAGTAAGTATGGCTTCTGTATGAAACCTATCTTTACCTGTGATCCTTCAAAGACAGGTGTATTTGTATCAGTAATAGGAGTACCTTCTGTGTCTACGATAGGTGGCTTCTTATCTTCAGACCAAGAGAATTTAACTATATATTTTCCCTTAGCTACTTCTTCCCATGGTTCAGGTCGTAAGACACATCTGTTCTTAGGTTTGGTTAGCTTTGATTCAGCCCACTTCAAACATTCAACTCTTTCCTCTTCTAGGATATCAATTAAGTCTTGACCAACTTCGGCTCTTAAACTATAGCCATATTGGCTTGGTCGCAGTACAGCCTGATAACCTACAAGGGTTACAGGCTTTTTGGTGGTATGGATATTTCTCACTTAGAATCCTCGGATGGTGTTAAAGCTTTTAACTCTTTAGATAAGGATTCCTTATATTCATTTAGTTCGTCGATACGTGCTTCAACGGACTTCAATTGGTTCTCTTTAGCTTCTCTCTCTGCTTGTTGTAGCCTCTCTTCAGAGACAACAATCACACGTGTAGGTGCAAAGAAGCTATCAAATAATGATGTGTACATTTAACAAAAAAAGTAAGTGGATTCAATTACGGATTCTGGTTTCAAGTCTCCTATAATCGGTGGTTCAGACTCAGCGCTAATTTGTTTAGCAAAGTCTGTCAGGTAATCACGTTCAGCAAATAGGTGCATATATGTTTCTCTTACTATCCTCGATAGATTAGTCATATCAGTAGCTCTGCAAAGAACTGAGTCATGTATCAAGGCAATTGGTGCATCGAATTTTAAAGCAGATAGACACAGCAGGCTGGCATCCAGTGAATGTATTAAGTTCGGAGCTGTTGCAGCCTTATGTCTACTCTTATCAACCTCATTCTTATCAGCAGTAGCTACTTGTAGTTGGCATTCTCCTAGTAGTTGTAGCTTGATAGTCTTGATCTCTTTCTTCATGATCTTCTGAGTGACAACAAAACCTGATGGTGTTACCCATTCAAGTTTCTCTGCTCCTCTCTTGATTGCTTTAGAGACCTCATCTTCTATCCATTTCATAACAGACATCGGACCAGGGACTATGACATTCATCGCATCCCTAACTGCTTTAACAGTTTGAGTTAACTCTTCCTTATCTATTTCTATACCTTTTTCTTTTAAAGCATCTCGTATGTATGATCTATTCGAAAAAGGTTTTGCATTATATGGGATTGTCATAACAGTACGCTTGGTACATTTACGATCCCAATTAGAAGCTAGTCTTTCAGGTATCTTTCTCTTTGATAATTCAGCTACTACTGCATAAGCATCTTGTGGTTTCTTACTAGGTAAAACATTAACTAACTTAGCTGTTGATTTATCTTTAGCGAGACCAGCGAGAATCTGTAGACCACTACATGTAGCGTCTATAGCTATAGGTAATCCGGTACTAAGTTTATCTCTCTCAATAACACAGTGATACATCTCATGACATGCTGCTAAGAACTGCCAAGGTTCTTCAGCTGCTTCCCATTCAGGAAGATAAGCGTAAGGATGTCTGGCTATCTCTGATATCAACCCCTCATTTTTATACGTCCAATGGATACGATCTTGAATTGTTTCCTTATCTAATCCATAGGTAGTAGCAACTTGGAATCTTATCCAGTACTCAGCCTCATCATCCATGAAAGATTCTTCATGGAAATTCAAGAGTGCCTTACCGAAGTCAGTATCTTGAGGTGATAAGAAGGCAGGTACAGGGTAGATTCTCCCTCTATAGTCAAAGCTCCAAGGCACGAAAAATTTCTCTTTATCCTTAAAACGTTCGACTGCTTCCATGGTCATGCGAGTACGACAAGAACGTTTGAATTCTTGTGCGTTCTTATTCATTACCTCAGCAGCTGCTCTTCTATATGCTTTCCTTGATTCTTTATTCTCTGCTATATCAACAGGCTTAGGTGGTAGCTCGTGATTAACAACAGGGAGGAACTTACCAACACTGATTTGTTTTTCTTGTAACAGTTCTGCTACTTCAACAATGAACGGGTTCAGTGTGTAAGCCACCTTTTGAATCTTATTTAAGAAAGCAATAGG